GCCGCCACGGATGGAGGCCGGACGCTCGACAGCCAGGGCGAGGCGGCGCACGGCGCGAACCGTGACCAGCATCTTCTGGAAGTTATCGCCGTCGGAATCCGACAGTTCTACGATGACGCCTTCGCGGTCGTACTTGGTGGCTGCCATGTTGTAGGCACCGACCTGGAAGGTGTCAACCGTCACGGCGTTGCACTGGACAACCGGGGCGCCGAAGAGCATCGGCGGTGCTTCTTTATCCGGATCGCCGAGCAGGTAGCGGCCCTGGGTGTCTTTGGCCAGGCGCATGGTCCACCAGTCTGCCGGATTGAGCAGGATGGCGTTTGCCGGGTAGTCGGCAGCCCAGCAGTCGCCCAACACTTTGCCGATCAGATCAAAGCGGTTGGTCGGCGACAGGCCGAGCGCAGTGAGCGCGGCGGCGCTGTAGCCGTGGGCGGTGTAGTTACCGGATTTGGCCAGCCCGGAGAGGTTGGGCGCGGTGCCGTTGCCAGCGTAGAGCTGGTTTTCGACGCGCAGATCAACGCCGTACTTGAGGCGGGTGTTGATGTAGGCGGCGAGCGCGGCGTTGTCTGCGGCCAACTGGCGGGAAATCTTGATGAAGTGGCCAACGGCTTGCACCGGGACATTGTCCAGCGCGAAGGTGATGCTGGATTCCGGCAGCACAGCGCCTTCAGTGGTTTCCGCTGCGGCGTTGGTGAAGACGTTTTCGCGGGTGTATTCGACGGCGTTGGAGCTGGTCGGGGCGGAATTCAGTACTTCTTCCAGGCGCAGGATGCGGAAGGCACCACCGACGACGCCGGGCTTGCGATCCGGGGCGACGGTTACGTCTGAGGTGACGACGGTGTTTTTGACTTCAACGCCGACGTTGACGCGGCCACCCGAGAAGTTCAGGCCTTTGTATTCGGCGGCTTTGGTGAATTGCTGGCCCCAACCTTCGACGGTGTTGCCCTGGTCGTCTTTTTGAGCGGTTGATTTTTGCTCAATGGCGAGCAGGCGGGTGGCCAACTCGTGCTGTTGCACGCCCAGGCCTTCGATGGCTGCTTTGGTATCGGCAGACACTTGGCCCAGTTTAGCTTCGTTTTCTGCCTTGGTGGCAAAGGTGGCGAGCTGGTTTTCGATGTTGCCCAGCGCCTTGGTGACGAGTTCGATGGTCATTTGGCGTTTCCTTATGCGGATGGTAGGTATTTGCGCAGCGCAAACATGAGTTGCGCGGTGCTTTCTTTTGCTTCGGCTTCTTCGTCAACTTCCCGTTGTTTGAAGATTTCCTTGGCTTTGGCAACCAGTTGCTTGGCGGTTGCCTGATCGAATGCCCCTACGTCCCGTAGCAGGCGCTCAAAATCTCGGATGGTGGTGAGTTCTTCCAGTGCTTTGCTGAATTCTTCACCTTTGACGCTCGACAGATCGATGCGGGCGTTGCTGTCTGCTGGGAAGACAACCGGCGAGACTTCCATCAATTTGGACCAGCGGCGGATGATGCGGCCACCATCGGCGCTTTCGTCCCAGTCGTTTTTGCTGAGGTAGCCGCCGATGGAGAGGCCGTCGAGCGTGCCGTGTTTCATGGCGGCGCGGACGTTGCTGGCTTCTGTCTGGCCGGGGGTCAGCTCGCCTTCGACGTAGAGGCCGTGGTCGTCTTCTGTGGCTTTGGTCCACTTGCCGATGGGCATGGCGCCCCATTGGTGGCCAAAGAACATTTTGGGCATGCCGTTGGTGGCGAGCGTGTGGGCGAAGGCGCCGCGCAGGATGGTGTCGCCGTAGGAATCAACACCGCCAAACACTGAGGCGTAGCCGGAGAATTGACCGGCGTCGCCTTGCATTTTGATGTCGCAGTTACTGAGCTGTAGCGTTTTCTTGACCAGCATTTCCGACTCCTGGTTTGGTGATTTTGCCGAGCAGGTGCAGCGGCGCGAGGTTGGTTTGTGCGGTGAGTTCGTCACCACCTTTTATCGGCGGATCGTTTTCAAGCTGGCGGCATTCGTTGCGGGTCTTGATGCCGTTTTGCACGGCTTTCGCATAGATTTCCATGCGGTCTTTGAGGCTGGCACGCAATAGCGCATCAAGGCTGAATTCGACGCTTAGGCGGGCGCGCTGCGCCGGGTTCATGACGCGCTTGGTGATGGCTTGCTCGATGCGCACGATGAGCGGGCGCACGGTGAATTTGTAGAAGCCGTCGATAATCTGCTCGATGCCAGTGCCCCAGGCGGTGACGTTGCTGTGCGCGACGAGCACGGGCGGGACGCCGAACCAGCGGCAGATTTCTTCGACGGTAAATTTTCGGGTTTCGAGCAGCTGCTGGTCGGCTGGCGTGAGGTTGACTTGCTGGTATTTCATGTCGGCTTCGAGGACAACGAGGCGGCTGGTGCTGCCTTCGGCCATGTCGACAAAGTTGCGGGCGATGGCGGCGCGTTGCTCGGGCTTGAGCACGCGGTCGATCATGAGCAGGCCGGTTGGCTTGCCGCCGTTGGCGAATAGTTTGCTGGCGGCTACCTGGGCGCTGGTGGCTTCGCTGGTGGTGGCGGCCATGTACTCTAGGCGCGCAAGACCGATGGTGCCGTTGCCGATTTCCTTGATGTGGAGGACGCTGGATTCGTCCAGGGCGGCGACGTTGTTGTCGATGCGGTAGAGGTAGACGGCGCTACCGTCTGGGAGGATGCGCATTTCGACTTGATCGGCCGGCATGGGCCAGAGGGCGACGGCTTCGCCATTGGCGCTTTTTTCGATGCGGGCGTAGGCGTTGCCGCGCAGCAATAAATTGAGCAGCATGGCACACCAGAACTCGACCGGCGTCATGCGGCTGTTGGGGCTGTCGTGCAGGATCTGGTAGAGCAGGCTGGTGCGGGCCAGCTCGCGTTTTCCGCCGGCGTTTTGATAGACGAATAGCGGCAGGCTGGCGACGACATTGGCGAGCAGCCAGACGCAGGCCCAGACGGTGGAGAGTTGCAGGGCGCCATCCGGCGCCAGGGCGGTAGATCCTTCGACCAGCTTGCCGGAGGGGTTGCCGCTTTGCTTGCCAGCCCGAGCGCCCAGCGCCGATCCTCCCCAGCCAAACCAGCCGAGGAAGGAGGAGATTAGGTTGTTCATGCGTTAGCCGATCAGGGGGGAATAGATGAAGTCGTCAACGTTGGATGGCTCTTCTGCGACAGCCAGGGCGCGATTCATCGCGACGATGGTGGCGACGGCGGCGTCGATCTTGTTGCTGGCGCGGGATTTGCGCGGGAAGATGTTTTCATTGCGGTCTTCGAAGACTTCGACATTGGAGAGCATCCAGACATAGGCCGGATTGCCGTCGTGATGGAAGCGGCCAGCGTTGTTGATAGCGTCGATTTCTTTCATGGGGTCTGATAGAAAGCGGACTTGCTGTGGGATGTCGACGACGGTGAAGCCTTCGGCAGCGAGGTTGGCGCCGAGCTGGTGGCCGCCCCAGGGGTCTTTGGCGACTTCACGGATGTGCACCTGGCTGGCTTGGGCAATCAAATCCTCTTGAATCTGTTCGAGATCGATCATGTTGCCGGGCGTGGCGATCAGGTGGCCACTGTGTATCCATGCCTGATAGTGGGCGTTTTCCGGCTTATCGACGGTGGATTGCGGCACGTAGTTGCGGCTGAAGGCGTAGTGGTGGCGACCGTCTTCAAGATCGCGCCAGGCGAGCAGCACGGCGCTGGCGATGTCTTGTTTGCTGGCGAGGTCCAGGCCGGCTACGCAGCCATCCCAATCGTGGCTTTCAATGGTGAGTGACTTGTCACCGGCTTGCTGCAGGTTGTAGAGGTTTAACCAGGGCGAAGCGGCGGCAACCCAGACGTTGAGGTGCTTGGTCTTGAAGACGTTTTGCTTGCGGGTGTCGGCAATGGCGTCGCGCTGCTGCAGCTGGAGGAATTCGGCATCGATGGATATGCCGTAATTGGGGTTGGCTTTCTTGAGCGCGGTTTCGCTGGTCCAGTCATCCTCTTCGTCCATCGTAAAGACGATACCGAAGCGCTGTTCGTTGTCGGTGACACCTTCGAGGATCTTCTGCAGCTCGACTTGGTGCAGGTAGCACGGGCCGGAGATGTCTGAGCCGGCAGTGGTGATGACGAGGATGAGCGGCTGCGAGCGGGCACCCATGCCGGTTTGCATGGTGTCGAATAGCTCGCTGGTTTTGTGCTCGTGGTATTCATCCACGATGGCGCAGCTGGGGCTAGCACCGTCGCCGGGCTTACCGATCACCGGCTCAAACTTGCTGTTGTTTTCGGCGATGCTCAGGTTTGAGACGTTGACCATGATGCCGTAGGACTGCACGAAGCGTGGTGTGGCGCGCGCCATGAGCAGGGCCGGGCGGAAAACTTCCATGGCCTGATCTTGCGAGGTTGCGCCGGAGTAGATTTCTGCGCCAAATTCGCCGTCGACCGCTAGCATGTAGTTGCCGATGACGGCAGCCAGCGTGCTCTTGGCGTTTTTGCGCGGCACGATGATGTCGGCAACACGGAAACGGCGCTTGCCGGTGGCGACGTTAATCCAGCCGAAGATGCTGGCCAGGATGAATATCTGCCAGCGTTCCAGCTTGATGAGCTGGCCTTTGGCGGCCCAGTCGCCCTTGATGTGGGGCATTAGCTCGGCGAATTTGCAGATGCGCTCGGCTGGGCGGTAGGGCTTGCCCTTGGTGTCGAGCAGTTCCGGGTTCCAGGCATAAGCAAAATCGGCTTTGGCGAGGTCGTTCAGATGGCGCTGGCAGGCCAGGCGGTGCCACTTGCAGGACGGCACCTTTCCGTCGACCACATCTTGCGCGTATTCGGTGGCGATGCCGCCGAAGGTGGTGGCGGCGCTGGTCATAGTTGCGCCCATTGGTCTTGCGTGCCTTCTTCGAACAGCTTGCCCTGACGGTTGTCACTGGTGCGGACACGCGAGCGAGCTGAGGGCGAGAGGCCGAAGAGGTCAAGGTAACGGCGAACTTCTGCAGAGGCGTGGCGACCGACTACCCAATGGTGCGAATACTGGAAATTCCCATTGGCGGTTTTAACCATGAGGCCATCACCGCCGGTGTATTCCTCGCCTTTGGCCTCGGCAGCCTGGCGGGCTTCATCGGCCAACTTCATGGCGCGAGAGAGCTGATTTTCAGCCCAGACCATCTTTGCCCAGGCTTGACAGTAGAGCACCAGGGCGGCGCGATCCAGTTTGCTGATCAGGCCATAGCGCTCGAGCTCGAAAGAGACGCGCTTCCATTCCTTCTTTGCCTCAGGCCATATCCACGATGGGAAGCTGGGAATCTCAACCTCGGGCTGAAACTCATCGAGCAGCGCGCCGATAGGCTTTTTACTGGCATTTCCACGCAACAGATGCACGTTGCCAGGCAATGGCTTCGGTCCTCTCTGTCCCATGGCTTTCTCCGTAAACGAAAAAACCGCCCGGAGGCGGCTCTAAACTTGACCAGCTGATGATCTATAGCCGGGGCTGGTAACTCCGACGGATACCTGGTTCATCTACCAGGAACTACTAGACGTTTGAGCCGTTGATTGACCCGATTAACGAGGCGGCTACCCCCGAGGCTACTCGCTCCAAACTGGCACATCCGCGATAAGCCCGGCTTTCAGATGTTTGCGGGTGGATACCAACAGGGCAGGCGACTCTCGGTTAGGGCCAGACCGGCAGAAAGCCGGCCTTCTTTGCCTTTGGAATCGCCTTACCTCTTGGTGCACACGCCTGCACGGGGTACCCCCCCGCCTAATAACTCCCGCACGAAAGAAAAGCTC